GGTGGTGGAGAAAACATTTATGTTAGTCCAATGATAAGAGGTATATTATGATAAATTATATTTGGAATAAAATTAAAAATATATTTAAACCTGAAAAACAAGATCCACATCTTGTTTTATATGAAGTTGAGCATACACACAAAAATGGTGTTACACATTCTCATAAAGGTGGGGACGTTCCACATAAACATCCAGAACCTTGCAATAAACACATATACTATAGAAAAAGTTGTCCAGTTTGTAGAGAGCTAAGACAAGCAGGGGTTATTTAATGGCTGGATTAAGTGCATCAGGATTAAAAACACAGATTAGAAGTTATACAGAAACAGATTCTAATGTTTTATCAGATAGTGTTTTAGAAAATATAATATTAAATGCACAGTATAGAATATTTAGAGATGTTCCTATTGATGCTGACAGAAAACAACAAACAGGTAATTTAGTTACAGGACAAGAAACAATTAACGCTCCAGCAGGAGCTGTTTTTATAAGAGCTATACAAGTTTATGATTCGACATCAGCTGTGACTGGATCAAATGTTTTTTTAGAAAAAAAAGATATTTCATATCTACAAGAGTACGTTTCATCAACAGCATCTGCTAAAAGAGGGCAACCTAAATACTATGCTATGTTTGGTGGTGCTACAGGAGAATCAGATACCACATCTGGTAGAATGATGTTTGCTCCTGTTCCAGATCAAACTTATAAATTTAGAGTTCACTACAATGCTGCACCAGTTTTATTAGAAAATAATGACACTAATTACATTAGTCTTAACTTTCCAAATGGGCTTTTATATTGCTGTCTATCAGAAGCGTATGGCTTTTTAAAAGGTCCAATTGATATGT